CCGCCGAAGCTGTCGATCTCGAGCGCGATGCCGCGGATCGACGGATCCTCGACCGCCGCACGAACCTGCGCCGTCAGCCCCTCGTAGGAAGTGACCCCAGAGGATTGCCCGAGCCAAGCGCCGCGATGCACCAGCGTGCCCGAAACCTCGATCACCGCGATGTTGTCCTTCACCGCGAAGGGGCGGCGCCCGTTGCGCGCATAGCGCTCGGCCACATCGGAGGTCAGCACGCCTGCGCGCGCAGGCGCTCGTGCCTGCGCCAGCGCCTCGGGCTCGATCGCGACATTCTCGAAGCGCAACTCGCCCCCGCTGATCCGCGTCCCCATGCCCGCCAGGAACGCCAGCGCCTTGGCAGGCTGCACCATCAAGGGCGTGTTGAAGGCGCGCGCCGCAATCTGCGCGTGAAGCATGCTTGTCACTCCTCGTCAGCGCGCCGCGGCGCGTCGGTATCATCTTCTTCGTCGTCGCTGTCGCTCTCATCTTCGCGGCCGGGCACCGATCCAGGCGTGGCGCCGGTCGACGGGGCGGCACCCTGTGGCGATCCGGGACGACGGAAGTCGAGGCCGAGTTCGCGCTCGCGGGCGCGTTCCTCCGCGATCTCGCGATCCACCTCCTCGGCGTCGTAGCCGCGCTCGGCGATCGCCTGCGTGCGCGACTTCAGGCCACCCTCGATCTGTGCCAGTTCCGCGTTCGCGTCCTTCAGCGGATCGACCCAATCCCACTTGGTGGGCAACCAGTCGGCGCGCTGGTAGAGCGCGCGCTGGCTCTGATAGTTCGGCAACGTGATGGCATCCGAGAAGTCGACCACGTCGAGCCAGCGCTCGAAGACCGGGCGGCACATCTGGTACACCATCACGCCATGCTGCCAGGCTGCGACGCGGCGGCGAAACTCGATCAGCGCCAGGCGTGAGTTCGAGAAGTTGCCCTTCACCATATCGTTGGTCAGGTACGGATACGGGATCCCGAGTGCGGCCGAGACCTGCAGGAGCGTGCGGTACTGGAACGGCTCGTAGGTGCCGCCCGAATCCGCCGGCTGGCCTACCGTCACCTCCTCGCCCGCGTCGAGTCGTGTCACCAGCCCCGGCGACAGCTCGATCTCGTTGTCGTCCTCTGCTGGTGCCAGCGGGTTCTCGGCCGCGGGCGTGGTGATGAAGATTGCGAACATCGCTGCGATCTTCTTGCGGTCCAGCTCGGCATCGTCGTACTGGTCCAGCAGAAACAGCTTGACGATCGCGGGCGCGAACTTCGACACACCCCGCAGCTGGCCCGCTTCGACCGGGTCAATGATGTGCAGCACCTCGGAGGCAGGCACCCGGGTGATCTCGCCGCTAAACTCCTGCTCTGTGACATCACCCGGGTGACGGCGGTAGAAGTGGTAGGCCTGTCTGCGTCCCAGCCGGTCGAACTCGATCCCCTGTCGTATGCGATTGCCGTTCGCCGCAACCTGAGTGAGGTTCATCGGCAGCATCTCCGAGGGCAGCAGCTGCAGCTGCAACGGCACCCGCAAGCCGTCCTCGGCGCGCCGCGGCCGGAAGCGGATGAACACCTCACCACACATGAAGACTTCGCGCGCCGCCCGGCGCTGGAGCCCGTAGAAATCGGTGATCCCCTCGCTGTCGGCCTCGTCGGTCCATGAGAGCCATAGTCTCTGCAGTTCCTCCTTCACCGCGCGGTCGCGCAGCTTCAGGACCGGCTTGATCCCGTCGCCCACCGCGTTGCCCGCCCAGCTCTCGATCGCGTTCGCGGCATAGCCGTTGTTGCGCACCAGCCACCGGGCGCGCGCATTCATGTCCGGGCCCGCCGCGGCGATCAGCGTGTTGACGTGCGCGCGTGCCGGCATGAACTTGCGCAGCCGCCCCGAGCGCTGAGAACCCTCGAAGCCCCCTGTCCAGAGCGCCATCGGTTCGCCTGCGATCATCGCGCCGAGCTTCTTGCGCCACGTCATCTCAGAGACCCTTTCCGGCGTAGGTGCGCGACATGCGCGAGCGAGGCCGCTCAAGAGCGGCGATTTCCCCTTCGAGATCCGAGATCGCAGCCTTCATCTCTGCATCGCTGGCATAGGTGACCGAGCGACCCTCGTAGCTGACGCTGCGCACGCCTGCGTAGCGCGCAGCTTTCAGCGCCGTCAGCTTCGTCTTCATCTGCTCGAGCGTCATGGGTCCTCGCGATCTCAGCGTCGTTTGCGCCGGCGGCGCGGTGTCAGCACAGCACCCGCCACCGGCGCGTTCGGCGTGTTGCCATCAGGTGCGGCTTCGGGCTCGGGCGAGGCGACGCCCGCTTGCGCCTCGAGGCTGCGCCAGGTGTCCTCGTTCCACCGATCGGCTCCGAGGATCCACGCTGCCGCCCGCGCATAGACGCGCAGGTCCAGGGCCTCGTTGCGCTCGCGCAGCTTCTGCCACTCCAGTCGCCCAACGCCGCGGCGGTTGCGGATCGTGACCAGCTGTTCGGAGACCAGCTGTTTCATCCATTCGGTGTCGGCCCAGTCGGGCAGATGCACATAGCCGGGCGGCCAGCGCGTGCCGGCAGCCAGATCCTCGTCGGAGGGCCGCTCCAGCTTCAGGAACCGATAGGTCTCCTGCTTGAAGGTCGAGACCGCGACCGTCCACAGCCGCGCACCGCGGCGCAGCCGCTTGCCGCCGATTGTCGCGTCCACGAATGTCGGGCCCGAGACAGGGGCAGAGCGGTTGAAACCCTCGACGCCCTTGACCGGCGCGACCTGCGCGAAGCCCTGCCGGCGCGACCAGGCATAGACCGCGGCACTCTCATAACCCGTATCGATCGCGAGCTTGGCGATCTGCATCACCGCGCCGCTCTCGTGCGTCCAGGTCGCGCCCAGCACTGTTGTCAGCTCGTCCCATGACTCGGGCCGCTTCGGCCCGCCCTCGATCACCCGGTGATCGACCAGCCAGCTCTCCAGATCCCGGCCCCAGGCCCAGACGTCGACCTCGAGACGATCGGCCTGTACATCGACGCCTGCGGTCAGGAACAGACCGCGCGACGGGATGTCGGCATCACCATACGATCCGCGTCGATCCTGCAAGCGCTGCCATTCCGGCGCGTCGCCGCTCTCGGTCCATGTGATGCCCAGCACGGTGTTCGCGAAAGCGCGCTGCGCCTCCATCGAGCCTGCGGCGGCTTCCTTCTTGCGAGCGATCTGCACCCAGGATTCCCAGCCCACAGGCGAATAGAGAGCTGAGATGTGGTAACCGAGATGTCGCGGATCGCTCGAGACCGCAGTCGGACGCCACTCCCCGCGCTCCAGCATCCGTGTCTTGTGATGCTCCTCGATCGGGCGCTCGCAGCCCTCACAGTGATAGGCTGCCGTCTCGGGGCGGCCCTTGTCCCAGCGCAGCCGCTCGAATTCCAGCCACTGCATGTGGTCACAATGCGGACAGGGCACGAAGTACCGCCGTTGGTCGCTGGTCTCGAACTCGCGCTCGATCCGGCTGACACCCCTTACCGTCGGGGTCGAGATCATCAGGATCTTGCGGCGATGCGCGAAGGTTGCGGTACGCGCCACCGCCAACGCCACCGGATCGCCTTCCTCATCTGCCGATTGCGGAAACCCGTCGACTTCGTCGAGAAACAGGTAGCGCGCCGGCATCGAGCGCAGCCCGACTGCGCTGTTCGCCCCGGTCAGCACCAGCACCCCGCCAGGAAAGTCCTTCGACAGCATCGTGTTGCCCGCATCGCGCGCCCGGGCCGGTTTGACCAACTCGCGCAGCGCCGGGCTTTCCTCGATCAGTGGGTCGATCCGGCCTCGCGAGTTGCGCTTGGCGAGCTCTACCGTCGGCAGCACCGCCAGCATCGGTCCCGGCGCGTGGTGGATCACGAAGCCGATCCAGTTGTTGCCGGTCTCTGTCGCACCGACCTGCGCGCCCTTCATGAAGGTCACGCGCTGCGCGGGATCGCCGGGCGACAGCCGGTCCATGATCTCGCGCAGGTAGGGCGTGCGTGCTGTCCGGTACCGGCCCGGCTCGGCCGAGGCCTTTGCGGCAAGAACCCGGTGCTCGTCGGCCCATTCTGAGACCGTCAGCAGCTGGTCTGGGCGCAGACCGCGACGCCAGGCGGCCAGCAGCCCGGTGCCGCCGTCGAACGCCCAGTCGTCAGGATCCAAGCCTGGCACTTGGTTCGGCGAGGGCCTCGAGCTGGCTGCGCACATGGTCTTCCAGAATCCTTTGCGCGACGCCTGGGTCGATCACCACCTTCGTGCCGGTCTCCTTCTCGATCGCCGCCGCGATCTCCGCGGCCACCAGTGCCGCCACCCGCGCCGGGAACGTCACCCAGGCATCGCGCTCCTGCCGCGCCAGCTTGAAGAACAGAGCCTCGGCCCGGGCGCGCTCGACCAACTCGCCGCGCTGGCGCGCGAGCAGCATCTGGTTGCGCTGCGCCTTTATCACCTCGTTGGCGGTGCGCGCCTTGAGATAGGCGGCCGGGTCAGAGCTGCCGGTCGGTGCCGCGGGTCCTGCTGCCACCGCCTCGCCTGCGATCTTCGCCACCGCCTTCAGTGGGTTGGTGGTCAGCTGGTACCTTTTGTCCGACGCTGCCGCGTTGATCGAACCGTCCGGATAGAGAACCAGCCGCCCGTACTTCTTTGCCTTCTGCACCGCGCCGCGTGAGAGGCCGGCGTGCGCAGAGTATTCGCGCTCGCTCATGCCCTTCATGCGGCGTCTATCTCCGATGATAAAGCACTGTTATTGCTTATATTTTCCTACACTAGCAGCGCCACAAGAGCGATGGTGATCGCACGAAGCGACGCACCCCGCGACGCACCAGACCCGGAGCAAAAGCCATGACCACCACCGACATCGTCCTGCGCATCAATGACGCGATCCGCACCGGCGACCAGCGCGATCTCGACGACCTGGCGACGCAGATCAACGACCTGCTGATCGAAGACACCGCCCGCGACGCCTGGCTCGCGCTGATCGAGACCGCGGGCGAAGCCATCGCCGGCGAGTTCTGCTGACCCACTGCACCCCGGCCACGCGCCGGGGCGATCATTCAGGAGCACCAATCATGAGCAACTCAGCCACCCTGACCGAAGCCGATTTCGCCGCACTGCTCGCGCGCAGCGCAACCATCCATCACGACCGGGCCAGCCTCCGGGTCTCGTGGGTTCCGCTGGCGGGCAGCCTTGGACTCGGGGCTGGCGTAATGCCCAAGGAACGCCGGTTCGTGATGGAAGGCCCCAGCGGTCGGCACAGCCTGCTGGTCGACGCGACCGACCTTGACCGGCTCGACGCGCATTGGCGCGTGTTCTGCTCGGACGCGCGCAACCGCCGATAACAATCGCCAGTGACGCGCCGGGACACCACCTCATCCCAAGGAGCCTTCTATGACCCTTCCGTCCCTCAACTGCCTGTCCGAGGGCGTGACCCTCTGCATGGCACGCCGCATCAACGACCCGACCAGCGCGCGCTACATGCGCGACTGCATCCGCCACGCAATCCGCTCGATCAGGCTCTATCGCAAGCAGCTGGACCTGCGCGCTGCCGATTGCAGAAAGCACTGATATTGCTCCGGTTTCGCTACACTACCAGCGCGACGAGAGCGATGGTGTTTACACGAAGCGACGCACCCCGCGACGCACCAGCGACGGAGACGACACCATGAGCAAGCTCGCAAGCAACAACACCAAGCAGGTCGAAGCCTTCATCAGCAAGGTCTGCCAGATCGACAGCATCCTCGAGCGACTCAAGTCCGCAGCCGACGACCACTTCGATACTGACCCTGAGAAGATCAACTGGACAGACGTCGCCGAGATCAGTCGCGTCGCCGAAGCCCTGCAGCAAGTCAGCGACATGGTCTTTCGAGAGGGCGAGTACGCCGCTTGACGCGAAAGCGTCGCTGCGCCCGGCCCGCCAAGTGCGGGCTCGGCTCCGTAGGAGCGCAGCACTCCGCGCGCCCGCACAAACAGGAGCCGACCATGAACCAGCTTTCCGACACGCAAGCCCTGATCCTCAGCGCCGCCGCACAGCGCCCCGACCGGATCGCCCTTCCGCTTCCCGCCAGCTTGCGCGGTGGCGCGGCGGCCAAGGTGGTGGTTGCCATGAAGCGGCGCGGCTTCCTCGAAGAGGTCGAGGCGGACATGCGCAACGGCGAGACCATCTGGCGCGAGACCGGCGACGGCCATGGCGTCACGCTGGTGGCCACGGCCGCGGGTCTGGCCGCGATCGGGATCGAACCCGAAGACGCCGACGACACGCCAGCGGACGGCACACAGGCGCAAACCGCGCAGGAAGCGAACGACGCTGGGGCCGAGGGCGAGGTTGCGCCCACAGCGCGCCCCACACGCACTGCGCGCGAAGGCACCAAGCAGGCATGTGTGCTCGACATGCTGCGTCGGCCCAAGGGCGCGACCACAGCGGAGATCGCAGAGGCAACCGGCTGGCAACAGCACACCGTACGATCGACCCTGTCGCACGCGATCCAGAAGCGCCTCGGCATCCCACTCGTCTCCGAACAGGTCGAGGGTCGCGGCCGCGTCCACCGAGTGGCAGACGAAGCCTGATCCGAGCTGCCGCTGCTCAGCGCCAGCGCTCGAAGAACCGGCGCAGCGCATACGAGCGCAGGATCGACGCCACCGTGAACGCGACAGCCAGCCCGATGTGGCTGGCTGTCTCGATCCGGATCCCGAAGACCGGGAACAGAACCATCTGCAAGCCCAGCGCGACGCCGAATCCCGGCAGAACGTTCGCGCAAGCCTCGAGCAGCGACTGGCGGCGTGTCTGTCTCATTCCCCCAGCCGCTCGGCGCGCAGCTCGTCCATCGTCTTGCCGCTGGCCTCCTCGATCGCGAGCGCGTTGGTTTCCTTTTGCCACCGGCGGATCGCCACATCGACATAGGCTGGATCGAGCTCCATCGCGTAGCAGACGCGACCCGTGCGCTCGGCCCCGAGGATCTGCGTGCCCGATCCGCAGAACGGCTCGTAAAGCAGATCACCCGGATC